AAATCCCCGGACCGCAAGATACTTCCAATTTTATCAATGCTTGGAGCATGGTATCTTGGAGAGCTTACTTCGTAGCTGTAGTCTTAAACGGGCTGTTCGGCGTGAATATTGTAAGCGGTGCTTCAACTGTAGCCTAAAGTTAACTAATCTTATAACACAATAGGAAGGGGGTAGGACGAAACTCTTACCCCCGTAAAAAATAAAAAGGAAGTGATTTTAAATGTCTCAGACAATTAAAAAACATATAGGAGAGGGTCACGGTAGAGGCGAACTTTACGCTGCTTTAGCCTATGACGAAAACGATGTTTTCGGTGGAATGAAAATTAAAGGAATATATATAGATAAAACAGTTACCGCTACAGGATGGTGCAATCCAATTGTTTCAAAACTTACAATTAGTACTGGTAACACTGGTGTAAAACTCCAACCTATTTTAGGAACCGTTACAATATCGGCAGCCGCTGGTTCCTCTTATACCATTGGTGCTGAATGGAAACATACAACTACCGATACTGTTACTGGTGCTGCTGCTTGTATAAATGCAGACCTTTATATATCTGGTGGAAACTTCGAGACAACGCAAACCTTACAAAATGCAATATTTAGTTTAAGGTCAGACCAAGCAAGAACAGTTACTTGTACCAGTGAAAACTTTAATATGGTTTTGATTAAAAATTTAAGTACACTTGCTGGATTAAATTCCTTATTAAAGTTGGTAAATGCTGGTGGTGATAATCCTGCTTGTATGATTCACGTTGAAGGTGCAACTGATAATGGGTTTATCCAGTTTGATTCGGGTAGTGATTGTGTAGCTGATACAAGTGGAATTTCAACTGGCGGTACTTCATTGCCTACAACATACAAGATTAAATGCAGATTCAATAGTGATACATTCTACTTGATTGGTGTAGCAGATTTTTAATTAAATGCTTCGCGGGGTGGTTGCTTAACTGCCCCGCAATCTATAAGAAAGGAGGAAAAATATGAGAAAACTTGACCTTAAAAAATACACAGTTTCAGTTAGAGATGCCAAAGGGGTTACTCAATTAATACCTTATGATTTTAAAGAATCGCTTATACAATTGATGTTTCACCCAAATTTAAGATTATCAGGTAAGGCACTTTTAGAAACCAATATTATAGCTGAGAAACTAATGAAAGCCGATAAAGAAATTCTACTTGAAGAAGAAGAATATAACAAGATTAAAAGTGCTATAGATGGTTTTCAGGGCTTCTCTCAAAATGAAGTGAAACTGGTAGAAAGAATTTATAATTGTCCGCAAATTGATATCAAAGAAAAAAAATAATAAGAAGGTGATTTTATGCAAATTATAAGAATTGCAGCCAATACACAGTTAGCTTATAACGTGCCGATTACAATATATGCGGCAAGGTTAGTCTCTACAGCAGCAGTGCCTACTACTGCCAATATCTATGATGCTGTAGGTGGTTCAGTCGATACCACTAAAAGGATAGCATTAGCAACCCTTGCTACTATATTAAGTGATGACGCAAAAATACCAGCAGAGGGCGTAAAGTTTTCCACTGGTTGTTATGTTGCCTGGACTGCAGGAGAAGTATTTCTAACAGTAGATTAATTAAATAAAGATGAAAGGGGGATAAATTATGATACCTGTAGACAAAAATGAATTATTTGAGAAATTAGACAAAGATAAAGAAGAGATTACAGACAAGATTAGTACGTTAAATAATAACGTCGTATTTCTCATTAAAGAGTTTGATAAAGTAATGAAGCTATTAAAGAAACAATAAAGTTAGGTGATGTAAATGTTAGCGACTATGGCAGAAATGTTAACCAGTGTAAGGTATCTGGTCAGGGAACCCATTCCTGCATTCTGGAGCAATGATGAAATTACTTCCTTTCTTAATGAGGGACAAGAAACCTTTGCCACAATAACCAAATGCCTATCTTCTTTTTATTCCTATACTCTAACCAGCGGTGATATTAAAAATGACAGGGAAATAAGACTATCCTCTGATTTTATTGCCTTAGATGAAGGCGGAGTTTTATACAATGATAAACCATTAAAACCTATATCACTTAAAGCACTTGATGAACATGGCGGGGCAGGTTGGCGTGATGTCACTGGTACCCCTACACATTTCTATAAACGGAGTGATATGCTCGGCTTCTACCCCAAGCCTTCTGCTGGTGGTGTAGTTAAATATTACGGGATAGAAAGGGCAACCGAATTGTCAGGGTCTACTCCCACTACTGTCCCGTTATCCGATGATTACAGGACTGTAGCTTTTAGAAGACACATTAGGGACTATGCTGTAGGTATGTGTTGGTATGGTAAAAATGAAGATATAAAGGGCGATAAATGGATGGATAAATTCGATAAGGGGCTTTACGCTGCTAATGCCATATTAAATGGCGATCGCAACCAGGGAGCTAAAATTATTCCCGAATACCGAGCAAGGGGACACCGATACGCTGTACGGTATGGAAGAACCGACGTATTCGATTAGGAGCTGATTAAATGAATAAAGCCGAACAATATCTTTTAGAAATGGAAATGCAAGATTTTCTTAATAAAGAAAGAGATGAATTTGCAAAGAAAATTATGGAAGATTTTGACGAAGAATTTAAAGAATATAGAGAAGAATTAGAAGATAGTTATATTGATGTTTATGTAAAAACACGATTACATCTTTTTGTGTAGGAGTTTAAATGCCTAAAAATATCGTTAGAATATTAGATGACATTTCCCCAAGTGAACTGAAATTAAGGAATATGAGCCGACCTCCTGACGGGCTTAATAATATGTTTATCAACGAATTGGGACAGGCAGAGAAGCGGAAAGGGTATGTTAAATATAATAAAGACTTAATAGGTGAAGAAAAACTCAAAATAGTGGGAATGCACCGCTTTTATAAGCAGGATACCGCACAAAAAGAATTTATCGTGGCTTGGAATACAAATCTATATAAATTACCGGATACTATTGATGATGAAAACCACACACCTGACGAATTAACAAATTGTCCAACCTTAACCGCTAATTCCGATACCTATTTTGTTGACTTTTTAAACACCTGTTATATTGTTAACGGTGCAAATGCTATGATGAAATATGACCTTGAAAATGTCAGAACAGTAGCAATGACTGTCCCAGATGCACCAACCTTTGATTCTAATATTAATGGGTCACTCGGATTAGGAAATTATTATTTTAAAGTTACCTATGTAGATGAAGACGGATATGAAAGCAACGGGTCAGATGCAAGTGCGGTAATGGCTTCTCTTGCTGATACAAGTGATGGAATTAAAATTAATGTATCTGTTTCTGATGATGATAAAGTAACCAAAAAAAGGATTTATCGCACTTCTGTTGGTGGTGCGATTTATTATTATGATGATGAGATTGCTAATGCCACCGAAACTCATAGTTCAATTAAAGCAGATACCGCTTTAGGTACTGAATTACATACCAACCACAATGCACCGCCAACAGGGGCACAGTTAATCAGTAAAAGAGGCAATCGGCTATGGTTGGGCAAAGATGATGATTTAGTTATTTCTCAACTATCAGATGTAGAATACTTTCCGCCTGCATGGTTTATGAAGACAGGCAACCGACATAAAATCAAAGGTATGACCAAACAGTTAAACGCACTCCCTATCTTTACCGAAAACTCCATTGAACGATTAATAGGCACTGATGAAGATAATTTTGAGTTCAGGAATGCCTTCTCTGAAAAAGGCTGTTGTGCTCCCCGTTCACTGGTTATTTGTGATAATCTTCTTATTTATTTAAGCTATGACGGGATATATTATTTTGACGGAACGACCAGTGATATTTTTAACCAGCGATTAAATAAATATATTAGAGATAATATTAACAGAAGTTTAATCCATTTATCCTGTGCCACCTATTTTAATGACCGCTATATGCTTTCCTATCCTAAAAAACCAAGCGAAGTCCCTAATGAAACCATTGTTATTGATATGAAAAGTAAGGCTATGAGTGTATATTCTTATGGCTTTTCTTGTTTTAATAAGTGGGATAAGGGGGAATTAAGACTATTTGGGGGAAGTAATACCGAAGGGCAAGTTTATGAACTTGAAACAGTAACTACTGATAAAACCCTACCAATTGCTTGCTCTGACAAATTAGACCCCATTGATTTTGGGATACCTGATAGATATAAGCAATTCTATGACATATATATCAAGGTAAAAAGCACGACAGGCACAGCCTTAACCTTTTATTACCAATTTGATGATGAAGATGAAACCCATGCAGATTTAATCTTGACCCCCGATACAGAAAGATGGTATCGAATAAGACTTGAAGGCGGCGGGCAGAGGGCAAGGACTATTACCCCCAGACCCTACGTCAACGATGCCTATGATGTTACCTTTTGCGGGTATATGTTTGTCTTTGATGTGGAGGCGAAAGAATATGCCTGATACACAACAAGAAATCGATAAAATCTTACAACCCTTAACCAATGCCAATGCACAGGATATTGAAATCTTAAAAGAAGATTTGAGGATAGTTAAGTTTAAATTGCAGGAACTTCTTGATATGTTAGAGGGCAGGATAAGGTCTGCTAACCTTATCGAATACAGGGATGTATATGTCTTTAATGATGTAGGCAATTTAGACGCAACCCATCCCCTTATAATAAATTTTGAGTTAATAGAAGGTATGACTAAATTAATTGAATGCAAGGTTAGTTTTATAAAAAGAAATTATCAAAGTCCAATAACTTTATAGGAGTAAATATTTATAGAAGGAATAAATTATGAGTCAATATATTTATTGTGCTGGGGGTTATCCCGTTTCAGCAATCTGGAAGATAGATATATCAGATATGAGTAAAATAGCTGAGAGTATCAATTATGGTGGAGGTAGTTATGATTATGCAGATATTTATGCTCTCACCTGTCTTGGTGATTATATCTATTGCGGTGGGGATACCCAACCTGAGATAAAAGTTTGGAAAATAAGAAGAAGTAATATGTTAAAGATAGCTGAGAGTATTGATTATGTTGGGACTATTTATGCTCTCACCTGTCTTGGTGATTATATCTATTGCGGTGGTAGTAGTCCTTATAAGGTATGGAAAATTGACCCTTCAGATATGTCAAAGATAGCTGAAAGCATTAACTACGGAGGTATTATTTATGCTCTTGCTACCGATGGCACTTATATTTATTGTGGGGGGGCAACTACGAAAACAGTTTGGAAGATTGACCCCAGTAATATGAGTAAGATAGCTGAGAGTGCTAATTATGGTGGGATTATACAGGATATCGTTACCGATGGCACTTATATTTATTGTGGGGGTGGAACTGGTGGCACTTATAAAGTTTGGAAGATTGACCCCAGTAATATGAGTAAGATAGCTGAGAGTGAGACTTATGGAACTACGATTAGGGCTCTTACTATTCTTGGTGATTATATCTATTGCGGTGGTTTGATTGGTAATGGGAAAGTTTGGAAGATAGATAAATCAGATATGTTAAAGATAGCTGAGAGTGCTAATTATGGTGGTACTATAAGAACTCTTACTAATGATGGAACTTATGTTTACTGTGGAGGTTATACTGCCACTGTAAATAAAGTTTGGAAGATAGATATATCAGATATGAGTAAAATCTCTGAAATTGATTATGGAGCTCCTATATCGGTTCTTACTTATCCATCTAACAATGGCGACATTGTCCCTCCAACAGTTACCACCCAAGAGGTTACTTCTATAATATCTGATATCACTACAGAACCCACTATTAGCACCGTTGATAATGATTGTAAGGATAGACAATCAACTACTTTAACCGCAACGGGTAAAGTTACAGCCACAGGATTAACAAACACTGCTGTAGGCAATGGCACCATAGAAGATACTGGCGGAGAAAACTGTAGCAAACGAGGGATATGCTATAACACTACAGGGAATCCGACAATAGAAGATAGCAAAGTAGAAGAAACGGGAGATTTTGGAATTGGGGCTTTTACCGAATCCCTAATAGATTTATCCCCTGATACAACCTATTACGTTAAGGCGTATGCTTGCAATTCGGCTGGTTATGGTTACGGTGAAGAAGTAGAATTTATTATTGATACGGCAACCGAAGGATATACTTTTAGGGGATTTGAATATTATGAAAAAGGTACTGGTGAGTATTTAGACAGTATGTATGCAGTAAGAGAAATAGGAGTATTTCCCTCTACTGGTGAGTTTGAGATGACCTTATACGGATTAAAACCCTCTACCTATTATTACATTCGAGCTTTTGCGGGCAATGATATCGGGATAAATTATGGTGATTGGGTTTTATGCTGTACTAAAAAAGTACCTACTTATGATGTATATGAGGAGGAAACCACCCCGACCATCTGTTTTTATGTAAGTGAGGATGGCGGGCATACCTGGTCACTTAAATTCGGACCCTACACTACCGACCAGGCAGATATAGCGATAACCAAGATATTAGTGATGGGTAGTGGTAAGAAACAGATTAAATTTACCACTGATGCATTAACGGGATTATCGGCAAGTGTGATGTGTAAAGTGGACGTGAAAATATAAGATAAAAATATATATAGGGGGACTATCTATGGAATTAAGGAGATGATTACATGGCAAATACATATCAATGGTATAGCACACCCTATGAATGTGCTGCTGACCCTTCAAAATCTCATGGTGTTGGCTGGTATAGTGGGACTACTTTTATTGCCTCAACTTA